CTTGCCGGTACTGGATGTCCGTGGGAGAGATCACGAGCAGACCGGCATACTGGAACTCTAAGTAGTCGTATGCGATCTTGACGAAGTAGAGGTCCGGTTTGTCTTCGATCTGCGTGAGTTTGAACGTGAAATGGTTGCCGGTCTCGGTATTGCGGATGGAGAACTCGGCTTTGCCAGCGGTCAGGACCTGAAAGGCTTTGTCACGGGGGATAAGGTGTTCAGTGTGAATGGTGGGCATGGTTTTCTCCTCCTTCTACAGTATTTCGGTTACGATTAAGGTCTCGGCTTTGTCTAAAGGAATAACGATTTGCACGCCATTGTCTTCTTGAAAAACATGCTCCCCGTTGTGCTCGCCGAGATATTTGGCCTCGTTGCCGTTCGGCAACCGCACGAGAACATTGCACAGCGTGGTATCACCGAAGCGCATGGCCGTATAAAACTCGGTATTGGATTCGGGATACGAGGTTTCCAGGCGGATTAGGCCGGTTTGCCGGAGCTTTTGGAAAATGCGGTACGAGGTGGGACGGTGTGCGTTGACCTTAGTGGGATCATGGATCCAGGCTTCCAGCGAATTTGTATTGATCTGGAGTCGGCCGCCGGACTGGAGGGATGTGAGCACGCGGTTTTCGTGTTTGGTGAGCTTTGTCATGGTTTTGGCCTCCTTGTTTTAATTTTTGATTGGGTGAGGCTTTGTTGAGCCGGAGCCTCCCAGACCGGCGGAAGTGACTTAGAGATAACCGTCGCGGCGGAGTCTTGCGTCGATCCGTGCCATAATGAACTCGCGCCGGCGAAGCGGATGTGTTTGGCATAGTGGAGCCTGTCGGCTTCGTCGATGACAGCGTCGTAGATTTCTTCTCGCATTTGCTCAGGATGGCGGAACCATTCGTTAAGGATTTTGAATGTGTCGCTGTCCAATGGCGCGTCCTGCTGGGCATTCTCGGCTCCGCCGACGAGATCGCAGTAGCATTCAACGGTCAGTTCCCACGCTTTGAGTTCGTGCTGGTTACAGTCGGTCTTTTTCATGATGTGCTCCTTTCATTTGAGCGACGGGCTTGTGACCGTCTTGCCGCATTACCGGAGCCGAAGCTCCGTCACTCTGCGAGTTTTTTCCATTCGTTATCTGTGCGGTCCCGCCAGTGCGTTGGATGTACGAAGCCGGTGTCGGTGACGTAACCGATGACCACGTAATTGTAAGGCGTTCCGATCTGGTGAATGTACACTGCGAAGCTCTGGAAAAGGCGGTCCTTTGTGGTGAACTCGACCGTGCCGAAGTCCAGGTAAGCATCCTTGTACTGGTCGTGACCGAACTTGCGGTATTCGCTTTGGATGGCTTCTTCGAGAGCTGTGCGGGATTCCCGCTCGATGATGTTGGAGAGAATGGATTTGTGAGTCATTTTGGATGATTCCTTTCTTTTTCCGGCTGTTCCGGTTATTAATGGGGTAGGACTTTAGTGCCAGAGTCCTCCAGACTGGCTCGTCATGGCGGCACTTCCCCGCCTTCTGATGGAGGCTTGGTGCGCTCGGATTGTCGTTGATGGCGGTGTCGGCTTTGCTGGACTCTTCGGTGCTCCCTCCTTACTGCATTACTGCCTGTTAAGAAGTAACCTGCTATTCTCTTTCCAAGGTGCGTGCTGTGAAGTGGTGTCCCCTCCTTCCATTCTTATTCTAATATAGACTGTCGAAGAATGCAATAGGTTTTTGAAAAATATTTTCCATTTTCAGAAAAAATTTTTTGGCGTCTGTTTTGGCGTCAAAAAGTGAGACGTGACGTGAAAAATGGCGTGTCGGGAAACTTTTTTAGAAAAATCGGTTTTCGGCCTGAAAAAGTGTTTGTCGCTGTAAGGCTTGAAATCGTCGACGGTTCAGAGAAAATTTTTGGGAAGGTTTGCCGAGTTTTCTGCGGTAAAATGCGAAAAATCGGTTGAAAAATCGGCTTTGGCGAATCGCTGAAAGCATTGGTATCGTCGATGATAGGGCGAAAACGGGTATTTGAAAAATCGGTAGTTGTACTTCTTTGTAATGGCTCTGGACGTAAGGTTTGATTAGATATTTTACCGACTTTTATTCTTTTATTTATTATGTAGAAGAAATATAAAAAATAAAATAATATATAATATAACGTAATATATAAATAATTACGTAATATAAAAAGTAGACGGCCTCTGAAAAATCGGCGGGAATTTTCTTTGTAACGGCTCGGGCCGTAAGGCAAAGTGAGAAAAAAATTGACGATGAAAAGTCGGCAGAGAATAGTCCGGTAATGGCTCTGGACGTAGGGCTCGAGTGTGTTTTTGCAGAAGCCGATTTTTCGTTTCAAAAATCGGCGTAAAAATGAGGTAAAAAATCGCTGAAAGCATTGGTATCGTCGATGATTGAGGGAAAAATTTTTTACGCCGATTTTTCGTTAAAAAAGTCGGTAAAAAGTCGGTTTTTAGTCGTTTTTGGACCGGGAGCTTTACCTCTTAAAGGTAAATACTTGCTTTTTTATTAAATAGAGAGTAGAATATCATCGTAGAAATTATGACTAGGAGGAAGGTGGAGTGGAACAGGAGACGAAATATGACCGGCACATTGCCAAAAAATTGGATCTGATAACCGGACTCGCTCGGAATGGGTGTTCCGATGAGCAGATTGCCTATCATTGTGGTGTCTCATATTCCACCTTTAATCGTTATAAAAGTAATTATCCTGAACTTGTAGAGGCACTTCTAATCGGCCGGGAACTGTCCGATATCATGGTAGAAAACGCGCTATTCAAACGGGCTGTAGGGTATTCGTACACTGAAACAACTCAGGAAGCAAAGCTAGATAAAGACTCAGGCGAATATATAATGCGTACAACGAAGAAAGTGCGCAAACATGTCGTGCCAGACGTAGAGGCGGCGAAGTTCTGGCTTAAAAATAGACGTACAAAGGACTGGAAGGATAATCCAGGCATTGGAAGCAGTGATATGGACAATGATCAGCGGATAAAGGAATGGCTGAGGGTCAGTAGTGTTGATGCCGGCGAAGTAGGATCGTTATTTACAGATGAGGACGTGTTTGAGGACGTTTAGAAAGGAAATGGCAATGAACGAATTGCAAGTGTTTACAAAGCAAGAATTCGGTAAAATTCGCGTCATTGACATTGACGGCGAACCGTGGTTTGTTGGTGTTGACGTTGCACGCATACTCGGGTATACAGATTTTGATCAAGCGCTGAGGAAGAATGTAGATGAACTGGATCGCTTCACCCGTCTGGTAGACGGGGGAGGGAAGCAGAAGAGAGAACGTGTCTTGCTGAACGAAGCTGGTCTGTATAGCCTCATTTTTGCCAGTAAACTTCCGGCGGCAAAGCAGTTCAAACGATGGGTGTTTGACGAGGTGCTACCGTCCATTCGTAAACACGGACTATATGTTACAGAAGAGCTTCTTGCCGATAAGGAAAGGCTCGCTTCTGAACTTAAATTGTTACAAATCGAGCTTGAATGTTCAGATACGCAAGTCAAATCATTACAACAATTATTGAACGACCGTGTGTGGGAAGGGATGTCACGTCAAGAAAGGCGCGAAGCGGCGCGTAACGGGTGGAAACTATGACTGATAGAATACACCTTGCCGTACAATTTCTTGCAATAGCGGCCGATGAAACATTGTCAGCCAATAAAGCATGGATAACAATATGGAAAGCTGACCGCACTGCGATGAATGATATGACAGTGGAGGAGCAAGAAGTATACATATATCTACGGGCGGCTGTCGTGGCACAGTTGAAGAACCGTGTTTGAGTTTCAACCGTTTTCCGTAAAGCAAAAGCGGATACTTCATTGGTGGATGCCGGGTTCGCCGGTGGCAGGGCAGGATATCATTATCGCTGACGGTGCCATACGATCGGGGAAGACAGTAGCGATGATATGCTCGTTCATGCGCTGGTCGCAGATGGTGTTTACTGACCGGGACTTTATACTTGCCGGTAAAAGCATTGGATCATTGAAGCGTAATGTCGTCCGGCCGATGCTACAAATCCTCGAAGCATGGGGATGGAAGTATACGTTCAATCGCAGTAGCGGTATTATCACAGTAGGGACAAACTCATACCATATGTTCGGCGCTAACAACGAAGCCTCGCAGGATATACTCCAGGGTATGACAGCGGCCGGAGCACTCGGTGACGAGGCAGGGCTTTTCCCGCTCTCATTTATTGATCAAATGATAGGACGATGTTCGGTTGCCGGTGCAAAGGTGTTCCTCAACTGCAATCCGTCCGGCGGCGTGAATCATCCATTTTACAAAGAGTACATCGAGAAGCGCAAGAAGAAACATATCTATTATGTGCACTTTGAGATGGATGACAATCCCTCGTTGTCTAAGGAGACAAAAGCACGGTTCAAGCGTATGTTCTCCGGCATGTTCTACTCACGTTTTATACGAGGACTGTGGGTAGCGGCCGAGGGATTGATATACGATATGTTCAATGCCGAAGTGAATGTGTGCAAAGTAGAGGAACGCGCATACACAAAGTTCTATCTATCGTGTGACTATGGCACGAAGAATCCTTGCGTGTTTCTCCTTTGGGGATGGTGTGACGGGAAATGGTATTGTATCAAAGAATACTACTATGACTCCCGCTCAGTGGGACGACAGAAGACTGACAGCGAATACGCTGATGACCTGCTGGAGTTTACCGGCGAAATAAAGTATCGCATGATCGTGGACCCGAGTGCCTTGTCATTCATTGAGTTACTGCGAAGGCGTGGATGGTACGTAGTGCAAGCCAACAATACCGTCTCGGCGGGGATCCGGCGCACGGCGACCGAGTTACTAGCAGGGAAGATCCTATTCAATGATTGTTGTGTAAACACCATACGCGAGTTCTCGCTTTATGTGTGGGACCAGAAGTCGTCACGTGACGAGCCTATCAAGGAAAATGACCACGCAATGGATGCGATACGTTACTTTGTGAATACCGTTGTGAGCCGCAAAGGTTCGGGGTTCATCAATATGTAGTCATGGATGCGGTGCTCCTTCACTTGTCCCCGGCTCTTGAACCTCCCCCAGTTTGGGAGCCGGGGACGCTCCTTTCAGCGATCCCCTCCAATCTCCTTTTTAACATGGGCGGCTCGGTTTGTCTCGTCGGCTGTGCAAGCCGAGCCGCTCAACCCTTGTGAGGTGTTTATGTTATACGATCTCAGTTTTTTAGAAAAGGGAAAGCCGTGGCCTCCAATGTCAGAGGTTGAACGGCTAAACGATTACATTGCTAATCGTAAACTTTTCAAAGGAAAACAGTTTGTGGAGTATGTGCAACAATTCCGCCGGATTGAGCGTGTTGTTGGACAATACTTCAATATTGAGTCGTATCATATCCTGCTCAATTATCACAAATTGGTGTCTATAAAGTTGGCTGACCTCATATTCTCTGAACCTCCACAAATCACTGTGCCGGACGACGCTATTCAAGCCGTGTTAGACGACATCATTCGCACAACTGATTTATTCAATACGTGTCACAGTGCCGCCATTGATGCCAGTATGCTCGGTGATACAGTATTGACAAAGAGTGTGGATGAAAATGGCAGTGCATTGATAACAGTGAACCCGCCGGATAATTGGTTCCCTGTAGTTGACAGGATGAATATAAAACGTCGTCTCTATGACGTCCAGGCGTGGCAGTATCCGATCGATCAGGAGCGTGGTGTATACCGCCTTGCCGTTATCATTCATCGTCCTGACGGAACGGAATTGCAAGAGTATTCGCTTGACACGCGCAATGGATCAAAGACTGAATTTCTTATGGGTGGAAAGCTGGCCGGTGGTCGTACAGTTACAAAAGGCGAGGACAAGATGCTTCTCGTAACGGCGCATAGCATGGTCACATCCGATACTATTTTCGGCGAAAGTGACTATGACATGTTTGATTCCATTGTTTCGGAATTGATGATACGGTTTGCACAAGTGTCTAAAATACTGGATGCTCACAGTTCCCCCACAATGAGCGGTCCCCCGCTGAGTGTTGAGGACGAGCGTGGCAAGCGTAAACTCGTAGCGGGTAATTACTATGAGAGACAGGACAATAACGAGCCTCCTCTTGAATATATCGTGTGGAATGCCTCGTTGGAGGCGAACTTCAAGCAGATTGAATTATTGCTAACTCAATTATACACGCTTTCTGAAATGGGTTCTTCGCTTTTGGGCGATTTTTCGTCAATTAAAGGCGCGGTTCCTTCCGGCACAGCGATGCGCAGACTGATGATGTCACCGCTTGCTAAAGCCGCGAGAGTACGTAACAGTTTTGACCGTGCAATTAAGGCGATTCTTAGCGACGCGCTTATGGATCTCGGCTATACAGTAGACGAGTCTGATATATCCATTGCCTGGAATGACGGCTTGCCGGATGATCCGGCAGAGGAGGCGACCATTGCCAACATGCGAACCGGTGGCAAGCCAACACTGTCGCAATGGACAGCCATTCAGCGCCTGGATAAGTCCACTCCTGACGATACTCAGGCCGAACTCGACATGATAAGGGCGGACGACCTTGCCAGTAGTGGCGGATTGATCCAGGACGCGACAGGAGCGCCTCCGGGCGGATATGGGAATGAACCGACTGATGTCGTTCAGAATACAGTTACCGGAACTGATGTGACGGTACAGGGGTAGATCCCCGAAAGGAGATTATCATGGCAGAGAATCCCGTAACACCTGACGCTAATCCGACTCCTCCCGTGGTTGCTCCGGTCGTTGTACCGGCACGGCAAACGGCTCCGGCCGCACAGACATTCTCGCTGGAATACGTGACTGAATTGCGTAACGAAGCGAAGAATAGGCGTGTTGAGCATCAACAGTTTGAAGCGTCAGTCAAAAAAGCGCTCGGCCTTGCCGAGAACGATCCTTTGGGCGATATGACGGAACGTATATCCGCCATTCGCAATCAGGCTCTCGAAGCGGCGAATCAGCGCATGATTGCGGCTGAGCTGGCCGGTATGCATGGTTATGACCACAAACTCCTCCGTCGCGTGACGGATTTCAGCAAAGTCAAAGTCGGTGACGACGGCACGGTAACAGGACTGAAAGAGGCCGTGGAAGCGGCGGAGAAAGAGTTCCCCGCTGTGAAAGCGAAACCGCCTGAACCGGTGTCACCGCAAAATCCCGCTCCGCCCGATAAGAGCGATAACAAGTATAAGGCTCCTCGGGTAATTTAACAACGAAAGGAAAATGGAACAAATGGCTGATCCGAGAATTTTATCCTTGTCCATCCTGCTGGATCCGACTGGCAAGGACTTCCTCCAGCACTTGTATGACGGCGTCATTGAAAATGTGGAGCATTCGACGCTGTCCGGCATTCTCAAGAACCGTGATCTCAGCGGCGAGCCTTCGTCCGGTTCGGTCGAGGCGAAACGGTTTGCCAATGCAAAGTCCAATTCATACGGAACGGCGCGTGCCGCCGGTGCCGGTGCTCATGTCAAAGCAAAGCCTGTCATCATTCAGATCGATCAGGACCGCGAAATCGTGGAGGAGATCGAATACAAAGATACCGTGTTGTATGGTGTTGACGGTTTGCTGACACGGCGTTCGGCCAATCACGTCCGTTCGATGGTGCGTGAGCTGGAGCGTGCATTCTTCCAGGAGGCTGTCACGGCCGGGACCACGTATACTTCCACGAAAACCCTCCCGAATGAGATCCTGGAGTCCCTCATTCTTCAGCTGGAAACCGTCCAGAACGACTATGTGGACGGCGTGCCGCGTGACATGATCTCCGTGGTGCTCGCTCCGGAGACGTACAGCGAAGTCAGGAACTTCCTGGACACAAGCGTCAATAACGCCAATGTCAACACGGCAATCGGCGAATTCGGCCGCTTCCATGGCGTGCCGGTGTATTCGTCCATCTATCTTCCGGCCGGTGTGAAACGGCTCGCGCTGATCCAGACGGCTGTCGCTCAGCCGGTGCTTCCTCGTCCGTATACGGCGGAGAAGATTCCGCTCTCTGAGGCGTATGCCGTGGAGCTGTTCTACTACTTCGGCACAAAGGCCGTCACGCCTGACCTCATTTTCTCTATGTCTTAAGGAGGACTCATCATGACTGTAAAAGATACGCGCACGGGTGCGATCCTGTCAACTCACGACAAGTTCATTATCGCGCAGTGGCAAAAGGATCCGGATTCGGCGCGGTATCAGCCGTACAGCGCAGTCGTTGACGAGCTTCCACACGCTGGCATGAAGATGGCGCAACTCAGGCAGATTGCCGCTGATAAAGGGCTGGACATTTCACAGGCAAAATCCAAACAAGAAGCACTGTCCATTCTATTGAATGGCCGGTAGAAGGAGGCTCCCATGATCATTGTTGGCGAAAATTCATATGTAACCATACCGGAAGCGGACGAGTATTTGCGCTTTGAACTGGGAGCGAATAAATGGGCTGGTATGTCAAATGACGTGAAAACTACTGCATTGATAACGGCATACCGGAAGATCAAGACAATACGCCTCGTAAAGCACACACCAAAGGAAGTCAAGCAATGGGCGCAAATCCTTGAAGCATGGGGGATGCTGGACGAGACGAATGTGACAAATGCCGATCGTGTGGCGCGTGGTGTGAAGTCCGTGTCCATTGGCAAGGCGTCAGAGTCATATGACAATACTGCCTTGAACATGCAAATGGCCGGAACGCTTTTGTTGTCACAGCGTGCATATTCAATCCTTCGGCCGTATATCGACCGAATGGCGGTGATCGTGTGACAGCATTGACGGAGCTGATAAAGCTCTATTCTCAAGCGCAAGTTGATCTCATAAACATGTTGATTGACAAAGCCGCACGCGGAACCGCAACACAATACACACAAAGTCTTCTCTATCAGGTAAATCGTGAGCTGACCAGACTGACTCGTGTTGCACGGCCATTGATTGATGAAATTGCGTATCAAGAGATACAGCGTGCAAACGCTGAGATCCAGAAGGAACTAGCCGATGTCGGTGCGACATTTGCAATGGTTCCAACACGGCAGATTGAGATCATGGCGGATAATTTATCGTCAAGTTTGAGTATGGCAAACGCAAACGTCGGGCGGCGTATAAATGACGCCATTCGTAGAGCCGGTATTGAAGCGTCAGCGCAATTACAAATCGGTGCAATGGACGTCAAGACGGCCAAAGAAAGCATGATGCAGACTCTCGCTGATAAAGGACTCGTCTCGGTGCAGTATGCAAACGGCGCGAATATGTCATTAGACGCATATGCGGCAATGGTAGTCCGTACAACGACACGCGAGGCAGTTACGGCACAGCGAATCGAGCAATGTCTGGCAAATGGAATTGATCTCATCAAAATGGACAAACATGCTCCCACCTGTCCTGTCTGTGCAAAGTATCAAGATCGTGTGTATGCGCTTACACAAGAAGCGGCTCACGGTAAATATGACGGACTGGAGTTTCCATTTGCATATGACACAGTTTTTGAAAGCGGTTACTTGATCGTTCATCCAAACTGCTCACATAATTTCTCGCCATATCCGGCCGAAGTGATGTATAAAAGTGAGATGCGAGACATGTCACAACGCTCATTGGATATGCGTGATACACGTTCCGAAGCAGAGCAAAGGCGATACAATCAAGCACAAGCAAATAACCGTGAAGTCCGCCGAGACATGAAAGAGTATGATGCCATACGCGCTCTCGTTCCTGATAAGGCTCCTAAAAGTTTTGGAGCATACCGCACAATGCGGAGACATAAGAGCGAGCGCTGGCAGGAACTGATGAGCTTATGGAGGGAGACACAATGAGTAGTAAATGGGCGCGAACATTTACCGAAACGATAAAGCTAAAACGGCGTCTCACTGTGGACACTACGGGAAAGATGACATACCGTTCCCCGGTGGACATAAAGGCGAGGACGGATATAGATATCCGTGAAGTAGTGATTCATGACGGTAATAGGACAACCTGCTCCATGCTCGTGTTGACTGAAATGGCAGTCCGTCCAGGGGATATTCTGATTATTGACGATACAGAATGGACGATTCAATGGGCTTTTGCCGCAAAAGGACTCGGCGGAGTTATTGACCATTATGAGGCGCGAATGTAATGCGGATACAGATCAAAGCTGAAGAGGCGCAAGCGCACAGGGATCAAGTACTCAGATTTTTGAATAGTGAGCTCAAGTCCGTGAAGAACGCCTCACAGCGTGCATTCGTGCAGGAAATGTTCCGGGTATTTGGTGAGTGTGTGGAAAGTGCTCCCATATCGAATCCGAATCCCGGCACACGCAAGAATCAACAAGCTCCGGGCCGGTTACGTTCCAGCGGCACTTTGACGCTTGACGGGGACGTGGTGGCCGAAGGGAGCGAGGGCGGCTTTCCTTTGGTGTTGAATCCCGTTACAATGGCTTCCAAAGCCATTATCGGATTCGCGACTCCATACGCACGCATACAACATGAACAGCTCAATTATAATCACCCATATGGAGGACGCGCAAAGTACATTGAAGGACCGTTACTCAACAATATTTCACGCATAAAAGCAACAATCGCGGGGGAGATGCGAAATGGATGATGTCAGATCTGTCGTCCGTGAAATATTGT